CTGCCACGGCGGCAGCCCGGCCAGCTGCGTGCGGTAGCTGGCCCACACGTCCTGGAACTCGCCGGCGGCCCAGGCCTCGTACTCGACCACCTCGCCCAAGCTGACCTGCAGCAGCTGCTGCATGTCCACCCTGGTCCCCAGGATCGCGCTGCGCATCACGCCCACCAGGTCGCGGCGCATGCTGTCAGTCACCGGCCCGTCGCCGATCATGGCGCGCCCCAGCGCCAGGCCGGCGTGTTCCAGCGCCACCCGCCGCGCCCCGTAGGCCACCAGTTCCTCGTAGGCCGCGATCCGGGCGCTGGTGTAGATCCGCAAATCCTCCAGGTACTCGTTCAGCGGGATCCCCAGCTGCACCGGGATCGGCTGTGCCAGGCTGCGATCGCCACCTGGCATGGGCGTGCGCTTGATCCCCTGCAGGATCCGCTCCCACCAGGGACCGGACAGGACCATCAGGCCTCGTCCTCGTCGCCGTCCTCGTCGCCGCCCTGGTCGTCGTCGTCAGGCTGCGCCGGCGGGAACAGCGGCTCGCCCTCCATCGGGCTGTCCTCGTCCACCAGCATGTTCTGCACTTCCTCGTCGTAGTTCAGGCTCAGGCGCTTGGCCCCGCTGCGCTTCGACATGACGCCGGCCGCGGTGGCGATCTGCACCGCCTGCGCCTCAGCGCGCATGTCCCGCGGCAGGATGTTCGGCTCCTGCACGGTAAAGTCGGTCCAGCCGCAGGCCGTCAGCAGCGTGGCCAGTTCGCGCTTAGCCTCGATCTGCCGCTGCGTGAACATCACGTGGGCCGGCGACTCGGCCACCAGCGTGCTGCTGTAGTTGCTGTTGCTCGCGTCCTGCAGCACCAGCCACTCGGGCAGGCTGACCGCCGCGGCGATCCGCAGGACCAGCAGCCGCCAGTCGTCCTTGGCCCCGCTGGCGTCCACGTTGTGGCTGGGGAAATCCCATTCCACCCCGCCGTACTCGGTGACCACCGATCCCGCCGGCGGCAGCTTCTTCAGGTTGCTGTTCACCGAGTCTTTGGCCGCGCCCTTCGGCACGCGCCGCACCGCCGGCATGCGGCTGCGCACCAGGTTCAGGTAGAACCTGCTGTCCGCGATCTTGTCCAGCTTCAGGATGTCCTCCAGCGCCGGCGTCAGCACGCTGCTGCCGCGCAGGCCCAGGCCCAGCGCGGATTCCGCCGACAGGATCACGTCCTGCGGCGCCACCATCAGGCTGCCGAACTGGTAGGCAGTCACGTCCATGTAGTCGCCTTCACGCGTGTGAATCGCCGTTAGCTTCGCGTCGGGCAGCACGCGGAAGGCATCCGCGGGTGCGCGCCGCCCCGGCATGGCCGTGCGCGTCGGCGTGATCTTCCGCGCCGTGTCCCCCCAGGTCAGGGGGTACAGGACCATGGGGGCGCTGCCAAACAGCGCCTTTTCCAGCACCCACTTCTTCTGCAGCTGCCACAGACTTTTAGCCTCGGCCCACGCATCGAACTCCGCCTGGCGCGCATCCGTTTCGAAGGACACGCTGAATCCGCTGCCGACCGTGAAGTGGACGTAGTTGTTGATGATGTTCCGGCAGACCCCGCCCTGGTAGTACTTCTCCACCAGGTAGCGCGCCACGTGCTCGCGGTTCTGATACGGCTCCCACTCCAGCGCGGTCCCGTAGCTGCCCCAGCCCTTGTCCTCGGCCGCCAGCTGCGCCATGCGACCAGCCGACAGGGGGATGCCATCGCTGGTGAATCCGGCGCGCTCATGGATGAACCGCAGTTCCTTTTCGTAGCGCGCATCCGTCAGGCCGGCGACCTGCAGCTGCTGGGTCAGCCCGTGCAGTTCATGCTCCAGCGCGATCTCGCGCAGGCTCTGCCAGTTCGCCTCGTCAGTCCCGCCACCAGTCGTCGTCGTCCCCGAAGTCTGATTCTTCCAGCCCATGTTCTTGTGTCCAGTCGTCAGCGGCCCCCACGCCCACCTGCTCCATGGCCAGGGCGGCGTAGGCGATCGCGTGGGCGTAGTGGTCAGGGCCGTCCTCGACCCACGACGCCCGCAGATTACCAGTAGTGTCTGGCTCGACCACCTTGCGCATGTTGGCACAGTGATCCAGCACCTCTGGGTCCACGTCCTGCGGCAGCACGATATCGCCGCCGACCAGGCCGCCCAGCATCACCTCGTTCAGCAGCTCCGTGCGGTGCGCAACCACGTGCGCCCCGTCCGGCGCCGTCGCCTCCCACTTCGCCCGGAACTTCCCGTTCACAGTGTAGAAGCACAGGCTGCAGGCGATCCCCTTGTCTGCCAGCCGCGACTGCATGACCCTGGCCATTTCCGTGTTCGGCTGCGCGTCCACCACCACGCTGGTCACCTGGTAGCGCATCAGCAGCGCCGCCACCTCGTCGTAGCTGGCGCACCGCACCGCCCGGTGGACCTGCCGCGGCGCCCCCGGCGCCTCGCCGTGGCCCATGATCGCCAGGTAGTGGCCCCGCACGCCGGCGTCCACGCCTGCCGACATGCGCGGCTGGACCGGCGCCCCCGCCGTGATGCCCTTGGCCTGGGCGTGGCGCTGCAGCACCTCGCGGTCCACCGCCATGCCCTTCTCCACGAAGGGTTCCCCCACGGTGCCGTTCACCCACTCGCGCATCACCCGCGGATCCGGGTCGTCGGTGCTGCGGTGGTACTCGGCCAGCATCATGCGCCACGGCTTCGTCGGCGACAGCAGGCCCAGGATGTGGTAGCCGCGCACGCCGGCATCGGGCCGATCCGGCACCCACACGCCTGCAGCTTTCGCCGCCGGCATGGCGGCCTCGGGGAACACGCAGCCGCTGACCGTGCAGCGCGTGACCATGCGCCCGTCCACCTCGCGCAGCGACGGCTCGCGCTCCTCGCCCTTGCCCAGCCAGAAGTCAAACGGCCCCCACCCGTGGCACTCGGGACACTGGACATGGAACCGCCGCTGGTCCGTGCGCTGGAATTCCTTGTGGATGCCCAGGTTCGGGTGGACCGGCGTGCTGACGTTCACCTCCCACCGCATATCGGGGTGCTGGCCGGCCAGGCGGTCCCGCGCCAGTTCGATTGTCTCCGCGCTGATTTCTTCGTGTTCGTCGATCGCCAGGAAGCTGGCCGGGCTGGATTTCACCTTGGACCTGCTGTTGCCGCCGCGAAAATAGGCGTTGGCGCCTGTCCCCGTGACCTTGTGGCCCTTGTTGTCCACCTTGATGAACAGGCCGTCCAGCGCGGGGCTGTTCTCGGTGACCTCCTTGAATCGGCCATCCGAGAAGTCGGTCGCCTCGTCGGCCGCCGGCAGCAGGTGGATCGTGTCCAGGCCCCAGGCGTGCAGCATGTGCAGTTCGCGGTTCACCAGTAGCTCGGTCGCGCCGACCTGGCTGCACTTCATCACGATGGTGCGCGGGGCCATGCAGTCGTGGGGTTCGCGCAGGAACTCGTAGCCGCCGAAGCGCCACGGCTGCCACAGCACGCGCCCGTCCGGGTGCTTCACCTTCACGTAGCGACTGCGCTGCGCCCACAGCGCCGGCGACCGCCGCAGCAGGCTGGCCATCACGGCGCTGGTCACAGCCCCGCCGCCTCCGGTGACCGCCCAGCGCGCCCCAGCATCAGGGCCAGATCCATCGCCAGGCCGCCCCGCCAGTCAGGGTCCGCCCAGTTCCGGTCGTAGATCCAGGACAGCGGCACGCTGGCCATGGTCCGGGTGGGCCGGCCCGGCCCTACCACGCGGATCAGGAAGGTGGCGGCGCCGGTCCCCGTGAACCCAGGCGCAGGCCGCACCTCGATGTGGTCCCCCGGCTGGCACGCCGCCACTTCGTTCAGGACCGCCTCCAGGCGCTCGCGCTCGCGCCGGATCAGGTCCGCGCTGTCCCGTGACCCCCTCACGGCGCGCACCGTACCAACCCAGGCAGGGCATCCTCTAGCTGTGCCAGCACGGCGATGGTCACCGACCGCTGCGCCTCATCCAGCCCTGCCAGGTATCCCTCCAGCTGCGCCTGGGTCACCGCGTCCCCGTCGATCACCTGCACCGGCTCGGCGCCCTGCGGATCCAGGCCCAGGACAGCGTGCAGCTGCGGCGTGGCCCCTTCCTCGCGCTCGGCCAGCCACCGCAGGATCTGCCAGTGACCGGCGGGATCCTCCAGGATCGCCGCCCCCAGCTTCCGCATGGCCACCTCTACCACCATCGGCCCGTCCTCGACCGCCTGGTGGCACAGCACCTCGCGCAGCCTGGTGGTCAGGCTGACCCGCCCCGGTGGCCGGCCGGCGGGGTTCGCGCTGTGTCCCGGCAGCATCCGCCCCTTCTCGTCGCGCCCAGGATGCGCGGTGGCCACGCCGGCCCTGTTCTGCCCCTGTTCACCCTCGGCCCGTGGCGCCCCCTTTCCGGCGGTCTGACGGGACGCCTTTTTTCTCGTCGGCTTCTTTTTGGCGGCCATCAGCCGTCAGGCTCGGCCTCCACCTGCGTGGCGCTCAGGTCCATCCCGTAGTAGCGCCGCCCCAGCGCGCCGGCGACGATCCCGCGCACGCTGCCGCCGGCAAAGGGGTCCAGGACGGTGGCCCCGCGTCCGCTCCACCAGCGATAGACCACCTCGCACAGCACGGGGTCGAAAATGCTGGTGCCGGATTTGAAGCTGTCCGGCCCCTCGTAGTGGTCGGCCTGGAATTCGGCCGTGGTCAGCGTGCGCCCCAGCCGGGCCTCCACCGCCTTCTTATTCTTGTAGTAGGCCGGGTCATTCCCGCCGTCCGACCGGATCAGCAGGCCGCCCTCCACGTGGTTCTTTTGCCAGGTCGCATCGTCGCCAAAAGCCTGGGCGCCGCGCCCCTGCTCAGACTGGATCCCCGTGGCAATCCACGCACGTTTCCGCTCGCGCCACCACCCCTCGCGGGTGTTCAGGACCGAGAAG